TTTCGTCTGTCTCCTCGAGGAGAAAGAGGACGATTTCAAGCGCAAGAGCTGGCAAGCGCAGATCGATGGCGCAAAGGCCGGGCGCGAGATGCCTGGCATCGTGGACGAGGTTATCACGCTTGCGATTATCCGCCCGGATGAAGGCCCGCCCTATCGGGCGTTTGTCACGGACCCCGCGAACGAGTGGGGCTTCCCGGCCAAGGATCGCTCTGGACGCCTTGAGGCGATGGAGCCGCCAGACCTCGGCCGCCTCTTCAACAAGCTGAACGACACGGCGCGCGGAGCATCCGCCAAGACGACACCGCGCGCCGCTGCCTGAACCCCATCCAATCACGAATAGGACAAGCATCATGTCTATGGATTTCAACGACGCCGGCCGTCAACAGTCCGGCTCCTTCGAACTCATCCCCGAAGGCACGGTTGCGCCCGTGCGTATGACCGTCAAGGGAATGAAGAACTCGCAGACTGGCGCAGTCGGCCTTGATGTTGAGTACATCGTCACGGCCGGCCCCTATGCCAAGCGGAAGATTTTCAACGGCTTCCTCGGCATCGACGGCAACGGCTCGGAAGGACACAACAAGATGGTGTCCATCTCGCGCAGCTTCATTCGCGCGGTGCTCGAAAGCGCATACGGCATCGACCCCGCAGACGACAGCGCAGCCGCAATGGATGCCCGCCGCCTTGGCGCTTACGAGGGGCTTGACGGCGTGGAGTTCGTCGCGCGCGTGAAGGTCGAACAGCCCAAGGACTACATCGACAAGGAAACCGGCGAGAAGAAGCCGGGCAAGGCAAAGAACCTAGTCGAAGCCGTCACGCCCGATGACGAAGACTACAACGGCTTTACGCCCGCGAAGAAGGGCAAGGCACCCGCCGCCAAGGTCAACGGCACGTCTCAACCCGTGCAGGCTGGCGGCTCCCGCCCGGCCTGGGCGTAACCGGGCAGGGGGCGGTTAGCGCCGCCCCCAAGCCGGGGCACACACAATGACAGATGATCCAGACAATCTGGCGACCGTTGCGGCGGCCGCCACGCTCAAACGCATGCTCGCAGAGCGCGGGCATTCGATGACCGACAGAGACGCATGGTTCGTGGCGTTCAACGCCGTCAACACATGGATACAGGCGCGCACATGCAATTGGGCGACGCGTCGCGGCACGCCGCGCATCGGATCGCCTGACGCGATGACGCTGGGCTTTGCCGAGGCGGCGCTTGGCCTGATCGCCGACAAGGCGTCTGGGCTGCCTTGGGGCGAGCCATTGGGCCGCTGGTCCAAGGTCGATGCCGCGATGCTGTTCGCGATTGCGCACGAGGCAATCGAGAACACGCAAATCCACACCCTTGAAGACCCAACATCAGAAGAAAGGGTGCCAGCATGACACCTTCTATTGCCGACATAATCGCCGCGACGGCGCAGGCCTCGCACTACTCGGTGGCGCAGCTTACCGGGGACCGTAAGTTTAGCGACCTCGCACACTGGCGCGCTTGCGGAATGTATCTCGCGCTGAAGACGGGCAAATCCACCACGCAGGTCGGCAACCTGTTCGGGGGGCGCGATCATACAACCGTGATTTACGCCCGGCGCCGCATCGAGGCGCAGACGGACGCACTGACGGGCGAGCGGGTCGCCATGATCTGCACCCGCGTCGCCCAGCGCCTGGCATCGCGCGCAATCCTTCAGGAGCGCGCGGCATGACACAGACACGAACCCGCGTCTTCCGCGATACCTCGGCACAAGCGGCCGCCGCCGCGCACATCAAATCCCAGAACACCACATGCGAAGGCTGCGTGTGGTTGCAGCGTTACCCGCGCCCGCAATGCAAGGGCGAGACGTCGCCGCATTTCAGGATGGTGCGGGATACCTATCACCCGCAGTGCAACGCCTACGCCCGCCGCAAGCCGGGCGACCCGTCGCCGGTCAAGCAGCAGGTGCGGGCATGATTGACATGAACCCCGCAGGCATGATCCGCGCGGCGGACGTCGCCGCCATCCATGCGCTTATCGACGCGCTGCCGCCGCCGGCAGAGAAGCGCCGCACTTATGTCGGCGCGTCATCGATCGGCTCGCCGTGCGAGCGGAAAATCCAGTACGAGTTCATGGGGCTCCCGCACGACGAGGGCTGGCGCTTCTCAGCCCGCACGCTGCGCATATTCCAGCGCGGGCATGTGTTCGAGAGCATGGCCGCTACGTGGCTGGTCGATGCGGGCTTCCGGCTCACGCAGACGGGCAGGGACGGCAAGCCGCTCGGCTTCAAGGTGGCCGACGGTTCGTTCGCCGGGCACGTTGACCGCGTCTGCACGGGCGGGCCTCTGGGCGAGCTGGCCTATCCGTTCGTGGTCGAGTTCAAGGCCCTCGGGCAGAAGTCATGGAAGGCAATCGAGAGCAGGGGCCTTGCGAAAGCCAAGCCCGAATATGCCGACCAGGTGTCCCTGTACCAAGGCTACATGGACCTGACCAACCCGGCGCTGTTCTTCGCGGTCAACGCCGACACGATGGAATGCCATCTCGAGATGGTGCCCTTCGACAAGGCGCGGGCGCAGGCGGCTTCGGATCGGGCTGTCGCCATCATCATGGACAGCCGCGCCGGGGCCATGCGGCCGAGGTGTACGGACGACCCGGCGTTTTATGCCTGCAGCGACTGTCCGTTCAAGCGGAGGTGCTGGGCATGATCGATTTCAATTCCGCACCGCGCCAAGGCGTTCTGGAAGACGCCACGTTGAAGCGCGAGCGGGTCCGCAAGGGCCTGCAAGCGCGCGTGCGTGACTTCGTGCGCTATCTCTACCCCCGCGCCGTCATGACGCCACGCGACGCACGCATTGGCGACGCCAGCGGCGCACGCGGCTACAGCATGTCCATCAGCCTCACGGCCGACGAGACAGCTGGGCGCTACATCGACCACGCCAACGGCAACGAGAAGGGCGACATCTTCGGGCTCTACGCCGTCGCCCACAATCTCGACCCTCACCGCGATTTCCCGCAAATCCTGGCCGAGTGCGACCAGTGGCTAGGCGGGGCCCCGGCCCCACGGGCCGAGGTGCGCCACAAGGTTGAGGCGGCAAAGCCGGTCGAACCCGAACCCACCAGCACCATCGAGGCGAAATACGTCTACCGCGACAAGGCGGGCAAGAAGATCTGCGAAGTCGCACGCATGGCCCTGTCCAACGGGAAGAAGACGTTCGTGGTGCCCGGAGGCATGCCAACCCCGCGCCCGCTTTATGGTCTTGAGCGATGGCATACGTCCGCTTTTGTCGTATTGGTCGAGGGCGAGAAGTGCGCCGACGCGCTTACCTCAATCGGGGTAGACGCCACGACCCTTATGGGCGGCTCGAGCACGATCATCGACAAGACCGACCTGACGCCGCTCGCCGGCAAGACGGTCATTCTCTGGCCCGACAACGACGCGCCAGGCTTCAAGCTGATGGACGACCTGGCCGGGCCCCTCGCCGCCATCGGCTGCATTGTCCAACGCCTCAACCCGCCTCCCGGCAGGCCCGACAAATGGGACGCCGCAGACGGCGTGGCCGAGGGCTTTGACGTGGTGGGTTTCCTGAAGGCCCGGGACGAACCGGCCCCGCCCGCCCACGGCCTCACCGGCCAGTGGATTGATGACATCGCCTATGCCTACGAGCCCGAGCTGATCGAAGGGCTTATTCCCTCAAATGGGGTAGGGGTCATCTACGGCCCGTCCAGCGCGGGCAAGTCGTTCGTCACCGTCGATTGGGCCATGCGCATCGCCAGCGGCGGGCGCGTGCTTGGACGGTTCACCGAAGCGTCAGGCGTCCTCTACTTCGCAGCCGAGGGGCAGGGCGGCCTGCGCAAGCGCCTCGTGGCCGCCAGGCAGGCGCACGGCATGGATGATGTCGTCCTGCCGCTCAACTACCTGCCGGCGCTGCTGGACCTGTCCAGAGCCGAAACAGGGGACGTCGAGAAGCTGTCGCTCTATGCCGAGGACGTCGCCCGCGAAATGAAGGACCGGGGCGCGCCCCTCCGCATCGTGGTCATCGACACGCTGGCCGCAGCCGCCCCAAGCGCCGACGAGAACGCCCAGAAGGACATGGGGCCCATCATGCTCGCCTTCCACCGCATGGCGAACAGGCTGGGGGCCGTGGTCCTGCTGGTGGCGCACACCGGCAAGGACGTCGCCCGGGGCCTGCGCGGCTGGTCGGGCATCCGCGCCAACGCCGACTTTGCCATTGAGTGCCGCGTGGACAAGGACGAGGACACCGGCGAGACGTCCAGGCGATCCCTATGGCTCGAGAAGGCCAAGGACGGCCGCGACGGCTTCACCCTGTCAGACTACGCCCTGCGCGTCGTCGAGATGGGAACCAAGCGCAGCGGCGAACCCGACACCACATGCCGCGTGGACTATGTCGAGCCCCCGCCAGCGGCCACGGAACCCGCCGGCAAACCCCTCTCCAAATCCGCCCGGCTGGTCATGACGCTGCTGTCCGAAGGGCCGAAATTCGTGAAAGAGCTTGTAGAAGAAACTGGCCTCAAAAGGCCGACTGTGCAGTTGATCCTTTCGGATTTGGCTGTTTCTCGGCACGTTTATGCCAAGGAGGCTGAAGGAGCCAAGCTCTGGTACGTGTTGGAAAACGAGGCAACACCTCATGTCTAATCTTTTCAATGGCTTAGGTGGGGGTGTTGCTAGGTGTTGCTAGGTGTTGCTTCTGGTCTGCGGACACCGGGTGGTGTGTTGCTCTTTTCGGAGCCCCCTTTAGGGGGGCCGAAAGCAACACCCGGCCCGGGCCAACACAACAGGAAGGAAAATTCTTTCTTTCGTCCCGCCCGTGTTGACCGCCCCGCCGACCCCCGGCACAACCATCAGGCGAGTGATCCATCAGTGACCACCGCAGGACCGGACCACGGGCACCACACCAGGAGCCCGACCATGACCGACGCATACAAGATCGCCCTGAACGAGTTCAAGGAAGCCAGCGCCGCCGTCCGACACGCCTTCGCGGTTCTCCTT